AGCTTCTTTAGCATGTAAAGGGTTTGAAAATGATATAGATGATTCTGATATTAAAGAATTTTATGATGTATGGGGATATGATGTAGATATAAAGGGTTTGTTAGATAAAATTTTTCTAGATTTTTTTAAAATAGGGCATGTAAGTGTATATAAAACCATGGAGACTTACACTAATAGAGAATCAAATGTATCACCAATACCAGGGGTGGCGTTAAAAAATAGTAAAAAGTCTAAAGCAAATAAAAATACTTCTTATAGTAAAGAATATGCTGATAGAATTTTAAAAGATATTCTTAGAAAGTCACGTGAGTTAGGAATAGAAGGTAGTGCATTATCTGCTGTAGAGAAAGCAGCTACTAAAAAACTTAAAACAGGAAATAGTATTCCTACTGGTTATACTATACTTAATCCTCAGCTGGTTCAAATAACAGGAAGTTTAATATTCAATAGTAGTTCAATTGAGTTATCAGCCCCCGAGGACCTAAGAGAGTTGTTAGAAAAACCAACATCAGAGCAAACACAGCAAGAAAAAGAGTTGTTAAAAAAGTTACCTAATGATTTTAAAAAAGAACTAAAGGATAAAGGTTCATATACTATACCTAATGAATATGTAAGTCAAATAACATATAGAAAACCACCATACGAGAGATACGCTATACCTAGAAGTGCTAAAATATTTAGTGCTCTAGAATATAAAAAAGCACTTAGGCAGGCTGATTTAAGTACATTAGATGGTATTTCTAATTATATATTAAAAATAACAGTAGGAAATGATGAGTTTCCAGTAACTTCACAAACAGAGTTGGAATCTGTTGCTAAACTGTTTGATACTCCTAGTAAGTCTTTTGATATTGTATGGAACCACACTCTTGAAATAGAGAAAATAGTATCGCCTGAAATTGATAAAATATTAGGTGCTGGTAAATATACCCAAGTTAATGATGACATAAGTGCTGGCTTAGCTATAGCTAGGGCACTTTTGGATGGATCAGGTACAGCTAACGCTGCACAAGTTAGTCTTCTTTTAAAAGGTGTTATGGAAGAAATAAATTATGCTAGGCGCCAGGTGAGTAAATGGTTATATGATGAATATAAACATATAGCAGAGGTTGTAGGATTTGATAGGTTTCCTAAAATAAGATGGGATGAAAGTGTTCTTAAAGATACTATACTTTATATGAATGTTATCGCTAATCTTGTAGATAGACGCATGCTTAGTTATAAAACAGCACATGAGACTTTAGGGTTTGATTATTCTACTGAATTTAATAATATGAAAGAAGAGTTTGATCATGTACAAGAAGGTATATTTGGTATAATAGGATCACCGTGGCAGCAAAGTTCTAGTAGACAAACAGTACAAGGAACACCAGAAGGCACACCTTCACAGGGAAGACCTACAGGTCAGCCAGCAAAACCTAAAGAACAAAGCTCTGATCAGGACAGCAATTATGAATATTCAAATATAGACGATATTATATATAATATGAGTGATGAAAAGTTTTCAGAATTTATTTGGTTTTTAAATAGAGTTAGAGATAAGAGTAAATAGCCATGGAGGTACAAGATGTATGAGTATGAACCTTTAATACTTGAAGCTGACATAAAAGTTGAGAAAGAAACAGCTTACCTTAGAGAAAAAGCTTCATCTTTTATAAATTTACCTGAAGAAAAAGATAGACAGGTTGATTTAATGTATTTTACAGCTATATATGTTTCTTCTGGTGAAAATCTAAATGCAGCTTATTTTGATCAAGAAGAATTAGTTAAAGCTGAGCATACTATTGTGCATAAAGCGTTAGACATAGAACACAATGAATTAGATATAGTAGGTCATTTGTATGACAGAGTTTATATAGATGATCAGGGTAATAAACTTGATCTAAATGAGTTAAAGGTTAAAGAGTATTCTGAGCTTAAAGATATGAATATACATGTAGCTATAGCCGGTATTATTTATAAACACAGGTTTCCTACTATAGCTCAAGAAGTTGCAGATAATAAATGGAAAGTTAGTATGGAAACATATTACAAAGATTTTGATATAAAAATAGGGGATCTTATTCTAACTAGACAAGAAGCAGAGAGTGTTGGTTACACAGAATTTAGTAATATGTCTGGTAAACATGGTATAGTTACTAAAGATGGTAAAGAAATTGCTTCTGGATCAATATCAAAAGTTTTACGTAGTTTAAATTTTTCTGGTTGTGGTCTAGTTAAAAACCCAGCCAACCCACCATCAGTAATACTCGAAGTTGCTAACCATAGCAGCAAAGAAACGTCAGATAAAAACAAACCTAATACAAATTATACACCATCAAACAATGATGAGGTTATTAATATAGATTTAACTAACCTGGATAATAATGTAACCTCTGAAGTAATAGGTGATGGTAAAGGCGATTGTAAAAAAGAAGATAAACTTCAAGATTATACAAAAAAATCTAAAGGATCTTCACCTTCTGATGTTGGTGATTGTGTATATTACAAACATAAAGTTTTTTCTAAAGAAGGTGATTTAATTAAGGAAAACTGGTGTAGTAAATTTGACACAACATGTACTTCGTTTTCTAGAACAGCTGTTGATGAAAATTGTTTGTTACGTCAGATTGATAAAGAAGTATCTACTTATGTCAAAAAGAATTTTTTTAAAAAAAGTATTGATAAAGAGTTAGCTGCCCTTGAAAGAGTTTTAAGAAAAGAAAAATAACAGGAGGTTTTTCAAATGGTCGATATAGGGTTTGGATTACAGGGGTTGCTTAAAAGCACTCCATCTAGAGTTAATTGTAAAGCAGATGACAATTACAAAGTTTTGTACAAAGAAATGGGTGCTAAGAGATCTGTACCTTTTCTTTGGTCAAACACAGCCACATCAGTTAGTGGATCAGATGTTGTTGTGGCAAGCGGTGTCTCTTATTACGGGTATGACTTAGTAGATTATGCTAACATTAGTGCTACTGTAGTTAGTGGTACTCAAGACGGGTATATCTACTTTGAAAAGAATTATGATGATAATATTATAACTCTTAAAAACAGTGGCAACGCCTCTGTTGAGGTGGATCTTCTTTGGTTTTTAGGTGAAGATTTCCCTGAATAGTTTATAGAATAGGAAAAGGTTAATAAATCAGGTCTATTAATTTTTAAATAATAAATTAGGAGGTTTCAATAAATGGATAAACAAGAATTATTTAATCAAGTTAAAAGTGCAGTGGATGTTATATTTGCAGAAAAAGAAGATGCTGATAAGCAGGCTAAGGCTGAACAAGCTCTTAGGAAATCAGCTACTACTATTAATGATCTAACAAATGAGTTAGAGAATGTGAAAGCAGAACTTGAAAGTGTACAAGAGAAGGAAAATACACTTAGTGCATCTTTAGATGATAAAGAAAAAAGTAATGAAACACTTACACAGGAAGTAGAGGATTTGAAAAGTTCTTTATCAGAGAAAGAAGAAGCTCTCGCAACTGCTACTAAAGAGTTGGAAGATTTAAAGAAAGCGAAGGAAGAACTTGATACTGAATCAGCTTCTATAAAGGAAGAGCTAGAAAATCTTAAAAAGGATATGTTGTCAGAAGCTAGGTTGAAAGAATTGGAAACCGCAGAAGTTATTGCTAAAGACAAGGAAAAACAGCTTAGCAAGATACGTGATTTAACTGACGAGGAATTTGCTTCTTATAAAGAAGATCTAGTGTCTATAAGGGAGTCTATTATAGCTTCAATCAAGAAAGATGATAATAACGCACCTACTGGTGATAATAGCGATGATAATGTAAAAACATACGCTAACGTGTCTGGTGGTAATCCAGGTAGTCTTGATTTGGAATCTAAATTTAAAGACATGTATAAAGAATATAGTACTCTTGGTGAAGCTATGGCTGAGAGGATGTCTAAAAAAGAAGAATAGTAATTCGTTTATTAAAATTAATTTTTAAATAATAAGGTAAGGAGGAACACGAAATATGTTTATACCTAGACAACCAGTTTTAGAGAATCAATTTTGCAAGTTTGGATCTACTAGTACAACTACAGGTATTGGTGCTGCGCTATGCGAAGCTGGTGCTGTTTTATACTTGGATGAAGACGCTGATAACCAAGCAGCTGTTGTAAAGAAGTTTACTACATTTGCCGCAGACGCTGATAAGACACCTTTTGGTTTTTCTGAACAACGGGTCAAGACAGGTTACCATAGTATACTTCCTACAGGATCTACTTTGCCTGGGGACCTTGGTTCAAGTGACGTTATTGCACAGCCTACATATGATGCTAATGGTGATATAGATGGTTCTGCTTTGGCACCTGTAGGTGTGGCTCACCTTGGTATTTGGGATACTACGTTTTATGTGTGTAAGCACACTGGTAATGCAGTTGCTGCTGGCGATCAGATGAAACCAGGACAGTCACTGTACGTATCCGCCAATAATAATGGTAAAGTTACCAATCATGCCACAACTGCGTCAGATGATAGTTTGAATTATGAAAGAATTTCAACAAGTGTAGTTGCTAAGGTAGTTGCTGGTGCTAGCGCAGGTCAGTGTTCTGCTAATATTGCTAATACTACATTGTATCCTATAAGGATGAAACTTGTGATATAATTTTTAAAATTTTTATGGATTAAAATAGTAATACACTATTTCCAAATTTAATAGGAGGTTTTTTAACATGGATGAGAAGAAAATGAGAGAGTTGTTTAAGGCTACAGCAGCTATGGATGATACAGGTCAGGAAGCTTTTAGAGCTTTTGCTTCAGCTTTAACCACTCCTATCCTTAAAAAAATTGAGCTTGAATCTATTATGAGGCAGATGTTTGCGCCTGAAAAATTAGATCCTGGTGCTGAAGCTAGATATCCGGTGGCGGAAGATTTTGAAATACCAGTGTGGATTCTGCCTAATCTTGGGTATATGGCACAGAATTTCATCGAAGGTATTGGGGAAGATGTGTTTGTTCCTACTTTTTCTCTGAATACCGGTGGTGATTGGAAAGTTACATATGCTAGGGATTCTCGTATTGATATCCCACAAAAAGCCGCAGCTAAAGCAGCTAAGGCAATTGCAGACTTTGAAGAGGAGTGTGGTTGGAATGTTATAGTACCTTCAGCTACATCTTCTTTCTCAGGTAAAGGTTTGTTAGGTGCTAGACCAGCGCCTATTTATGCTATTAATAATCTGTCCACTGGCGCTGGATATTTGTCATTGGAGCTTATAAATAAGATGATGGTTGGTTTTTCTAGGTTAGGACGTACTCTTACCGATCTTTATCTTAGCCCTGAAGATGCAGCTGATATTCGTGAATGGACAGATACAGATATTGATCCTGTAACACGTAGGGAAATATTCCAAACTGCTGGTATGGGTCGTATTTGGAATGTTCAACTTCATGAAGTTAAGCATCTCGGCGCTCCTGGACTTTATAACATTAATGGTAATAACTCTGATTATGGTAAGTTTATAGCTAATGCGTCAGAGGAATTTAATGCTTATTCTATAGAGAATCCTAATGTGGTTGATGCTACAGGTGCTGTTAGTACTATGGGAGAAACACAGATTTACGGGTTTGATATGAGCGTTAATGACTCTTTAGTTATGCCTATTCGTAAAGAGTATGAAGCAATTGATGATCCGACTCTTCTTAGACGTCAGAAACAAGGATTTTTTGGATGGGAAGAAGTAGGATTTGCGTGTCTCGATAGCCGTATGCTTGGTATGGGTATTATTGATCGTTCTCTCTCTTAAACACTATATTAAATTAAAAAGCACCTGTCATTAAACAAACAGGTGCTTTTTAACTTAAATGTTTATATTTAAATAATACCGGTTTTTGTTGACATACTAAAAAAAGTTCTTACTTTATTATAAAACTACGTAATCAAGAAAGGATATATATGGCTAAATATAAAAATAAAGTATGTTTACTTTGTGGTGTTGTTTATAAACCTAGTAGTCCTAAACAAAAGTATTGTGATGGATGTAAAGATGAGGGTAGAAGAATAGCTGATAGAGAAAGAGATAAGATTAGGAACAGAAAAAATAATAATTATCAAGAGTATACTAAATACTGTAAAGTTTGTGGTAAAGAGTTTAAAACTTACTATAAGAAGAAACTTTATTGTGGTAGTGAAGAATGTGAAAAAGAAAGAGTACTTAAAAATTCTATTAAAGCTGAAAAAAATAGGAATAAAAAACTTAAAGAAAAAACTAAATTACGTAGAGTTTTAAATAAAAAACTAAAACTTGAGGAAATATCTAATCATGTTAGTGAAGTCGGTTATAGTTTAATAGATGGATCTGAATACATTA